TCTTATTAATCTATCATCGCCCCCAGTAATAATAAAACAATCAACTTCATCGGCAATTGCCTTAAAGTTTTGGTCTAATCTATTAGGGACAAAAAAGAGCGTATGCTCTTTCAAATACGAGTACCACCCGTGTTCGATTGAATCATACGCTCTGCCTCTAAACTTAATAATGCGTTGGCTTAGAGCTATTTTCAAATTACCATCCGTATGCGTCTGCTACTAACTCTTTACCTGCTTCAGCGGCTACGGTATTTTTGCATGAAATTTCATACAAATCTTTACGCATTGCTGATACCAATGCTTGTACTTGACTTGCATTTTCTTCAGTAACTAATTGCTCTAATTTACGAGCACCGATGTTGCTGTGGAAGCCTTCATCTTTAGCAATCTTGCGATATGAACTGCTGATGAAACCATCTTCAATACAATCAGCCATTGTGTTCCAAACAGCTTCTGCACGACCTTCAGCAACCAATTGATAGGCAGCTAGTGCAACTGGATCAGTTTCTGCATTGTACTTAGCTAATAGACCAGCACCTTTAGCTGTTGGCTTTGCGGCTTCAGCGGCAATAGCGGCTTCAACATCAACTGGGCTACCTTGAATGTGTTCAATAACTTCCTTAACCATACGGAAGTGATTTGCCTCATCCATTGCTTGTTTTGTTAATAATGATAACTCAACTGGATCTGTGTCAGCAGGCATAGTAGCGATTGCTTGAGCAATTTCAACCATGTTCATACGCTCATTGACCATACGGCCAACAAAGTGTTCTACTAATTCTTCTTGAGCAGGCTTGCTGTCAAAATACGCTTTTACATTGTGTTGACTAGCTTGGAACAACGCTTGGTTGTCTTTAACAATAGTCTTAACAAACTCTTTTGATGAAAACATAAATTATCTCCTTAAATTTTTATGTACGTGCGAGAAATTCTATACTTATTTATAAAATGTTACTACACACAAAATATTTATCTAATTTTTTAAAAATTTTAAAGATTGGGGAAAATTTTAAGCATTTCGTGAGATTTTAAGTATCTAATATAAAATTCCTTACACTGTTCTTTATAATCATCTGATATCTGTAAAAAATCAATTAACTTATTTAAATTTTCATCAACCTTGTCGTAATTAAAAATATCAAACAATCTAAATTGCAATAAGTTATTAGTAGAATTTTCACAAAGTTTTTCTATTCTTTTTGGATGTTGACCTATTATCCAATTTTTACCAACTTCAGGATTAAACAGGTAACGTTTATTGGTAAACAATGAATGTGCAGTTTCTACCTCTTTTTCAATCATAGGGAATGATATTATAAATTTTGAATTGGGAAACTTGTTCATCATATACTCTATATCTATAATGTGTAATTCAATAGGTACTGGATATGAAGGATAATTAAGTTCCATTTTAGAAAGAATATCATCCATTTTTATTTTTAAATCCGGATGAACCCCATAAGTATACCATAATATTTCATTAAATGTTTCATCACTTGTGATTTGAGTAATGTTTGAATATTTGTCAGTAGACCTATTGATTACTTCTGCTGTTCTTGTTATTTTAATGTCTGCATCATGGTTATACAATTTATTTACTAATGCAGAAATAAATCGTCCTGAACAACCAGGATAGTATAATATAAAAATTATTTTGTCGTCGGCAATCATGTTAAATATCAGTTATATAATATTTATAGAGATATCATGAACACTAAAATTTACAAACTTATCACCGAAAACTTAAAGTTAGCCTTTAATTTATCCAAATATCAAAAAATTTCTGATAGCATTGACGAAAATACATTAGTAGATAAACTACCGTGGACCCCAGCAAGATATCGCAAATTTAAAGATACTATTGAAGCTGAATTAAGTTTACCTTGCGACTACATTGGGACATTGCGTGATATAGTAAATGATTTAAGTGAAAGGTATACACATCGCTTTTTTGCTGAAATTTGGAAACCACGTACCGGTGATTATGATTATACAGGTTGGGCATTGGTTGACGAAATTAACAAACAAAATCCCAAAAATGTTTTAGATGTGGGGTGCGGGTATCACCCGTTCAAGGGTCGCATACAGAACTTAATTGGTATTGATCCTTATAACAATCAAGCAGATTTTGAAGTTGATATATTAGAGTATAAAGTTAAGTACAAACATGACCACATTATTGCATTAGGATCAATTAACTTTAATAGCCGTGATGAAATTGAAGCACGATTTAGTCATTGTGTTGATTTACTTGAACAGGGCGGCAAGTTTTATGTACGTGCAAATCCAGGAATACCACATAAGACTGGGCCTTATGTGGACATATTTCCATGGAGCTTTGAAATCGCAAATGAATTTGCTGAAAAATACAATCTTAAATTGTTAGAATTTAAGAAAGATGGTAACGAACGTTTATATTTTTCTTATGAAAAATTAAAAATGTAAGTTTGCATTTACAAAGGCAAGACGCTCAGGTGTAATATCTTTATAAGAAATTGTCTGTGCCTCTTGACCTTCTTTTTCAATTAAATGAATAATTTTTTGATCTACCATCCATGCGTCATAAAAAATACTAAACACTTCAGTAACGTTTGAGCCGTCATTTGTTGTGCTAAAGATTTCGTCTGCACGTGCTGTGTCGCCTGTTTTAAGAGCCGCCCAGTCGTTTAACTGAGTATAGTGTTCTGGATCTGGTGTTAGTTCCGATGTAATAGTGTGCTTGATTGTCATTATGTTAATTCCTTTCCGGTTGAAATAGTATTTACAACATTTGTCGCATATGTAATACGTTCTGCGGATAAATTTTTGTAAGAAACAATATTAGGTTCTTTTCCTTCATCCATGATAATGTGAGTTATCTTAAACTCATTTAACCAATAGTCATAAAAGCTACCAAATTCAACGGATATGTTGTCAGGTGTGCTTTTAAGAATAGTAGCGGCTATGTCTGAGCCTACTTTTTCTATTAGCCAATTTTCAAATGTTGGAAAGTTGGCTGATAATTCAGATGTAAATGCATGTGTACTCATGTGTATAAAATTCCTTTGATATATGTATTTAGCTATAAATTACATTTTTGCTTGTTTAACTACCGGACTATAAGGATTTCGTGGTCTATCAGTCCCGTCATCTTCTGGATACACGGGGTACTGATTAGGATCAATCGTCACTAGCGTTAGCACCGCACTTTGCACGTTTAGCATTTGTTAATGCTCCAAAGTCTACTGGCCACTCTTTACCAGGCTGTAGTTCAACTGCACCAGCCGGAAATGCAAATTGTACTCCTGCTGTTTGTTGTATCTGTGCAATTGGAAGTCTAAATTTAGTTAAGTCATTGCCCAAGTTAGGATAGGGTGCTACATGTGGGAATGCCCAACCTGCAATTTCTTTAGTTTGATTATTGATAACAATCTTATAGAAGCCATGTGGTACAACTACACCTTTACCAATTGTCTTGTCGCCAGCACCATAAACACCACCTGCAATAACTGTATATGATTGGTTACGTTGTACTGCCCAACCACGTACTGATGTTTCAAGTAATTTCCAAATACCACGATTCAATGAACCAGCTTGTGGACTCATGTTAGTCATTAAGAATGATTCATATTCAACTTGTGGATCCCAACTTAAATCACCATCAGGAGCCATGTGACCCTTGTCATATCCTGTAGCCGCATAATCACCTGGAGTAGCACCATTCGGTACGCTTTGATCCGCGGCAAATGCGTTAGTACGTGCAACACAACCTAATGCGTTTTGTGGCAATAATTCGTATGTTACATACTTTGGTAACTTAGCTGCCGCATCATATCCTACTAGATATGCTTGACGGCAAATAGGAGTTACACCAGCAGTTTGCGGGAAACCATATGGTGAATGTACCTTACAAGTTTGTGGGTCTTGAGGAGCACGTTGTGTCCATGCATAACTAGTTGAAATGCTTAGTATCAATAATGATACTGCTAATAATATTTTCTTCATTTTTTAACCTTTTTAATGTTGTGATATATTTATACAAAACGTTTCTTGTAATCTAAAAAGTTTGCCATTCTATCTTCTAGTCCAAACATGGCATTGTTTATTTTTTTAGTAACTTCAACTGTGTCACCAAAGTTTCTAACGTTGGGTTTAACTCTTGTATTCCAATACCATACTGCAATCTTTGCGGCAACATCTGGTTTTTCTGCTAACTCAGGGTGACTTAATAAATCAATACCTAAGGCATCACTTGCCATTCTATAATTATCACGTCCTGTTAATTGAATAAAACCTCGTCCATGATACTTTGCTCCGTCGCCCTTATTTTTGTTACCTAAAATCTTAGCAGTTTTAGGTGCATATGTAGGATCGTATTTTTTAGCAAAATACTTGTCAGCATCTCCTACAGGTTTTTCTTGTAATCTACCATAGTTCCATGATTCATGTTTAGCCTGAGCCATGAATTGTGCTAACTCATCACCTTTTAATCCACTCTTAGTAGCAGTTTGATATAAGATTTTTTCTGCTTGTGGGTCTTGAGTTGGAGTAGCAGTTTTTGTAACTTTATTTTGCTGTACTTGTTTGATTAATTCTTGTGATGGTGATTTTGTTTTAGCAGTTATATGTTGATGAACGCCAGGCTGATTTTGAATAGGCTTGGCATCAACGTTAGCATGTCCACCTAATGCGGCAGCACCTAATGCGGCTCCTGCTACCCAGTCTTTCCAACCTTCTTCTAAATCATCAAGTTCTACAAGATGGCGATACATTTCATCGCCGGTCCATCCTTGCGGTGCACCTGCACCAGCATTACTTACATACTCAATGACAAATTCTTTGGCTCTCATTTAACCACCAGTCCATCTTGCATATAAACCAGTATAATAATTCATAAGATAGTCGCTGTAATACAATGCACTCAATTTTGTTTTGACTGCAGGTTTCAACTCAGCGGTTCCTGGTGTAACATCAAACGTAAAATATATTTCATCTTGACCTGCAGTTCCTATATATTGCCCGCCTAATTTACTCATCAATACATTAATTCGTTCTTCTGCTTTTGCATTTCGTCTGTTTATAGCTTCTATATCAAATTTATCATGCTGTTTTTTATCTACTTGTCTATCAGTTTTAAGTTCACCTTCATCTAGCACAACATAACCTTTTATCTCAACACCAGGTATGTTAGCAAGACTTAACCAATTTTTTCTACCACCGGGTGTTTGGCTAGTTCCGGCAAGTAGCGTAATTTTCAATATAGTTAATGCAATGCCATACAATGATTTTGCAATACCTTGATTACGATAATCTTCATCTACTGTAATAACATTTACGCTATATGCATTACTAATAGGAAAACTATTTTTGTGAGAATCTAATAATAATGAACCAATTACCTCAGTCCCTGATTTGTCTAACATATTAATAGTTAAATCGCCGCGGGTGCTGTTGGTAGAAATTGCGTAGTTGAATCCGCTACCGCCTGGTAATGGTTTTACATCTTTACCATTAATTTTTTTAGTGTGGTACGGATCCTTTAAGAACTCTTTACCACCAGTAAAGTCATATTTACCAATGCGTTCAATTTCTGTAACAAAATCGGTAGCTCTCATTTTATGCACGTGCCTTTTTTAATGTGCTACGCAACATCCAAGCCTTCTTGTTATATAATGCTTGTAATTCAGCCATGTAATTAGCGATATCTTGTGCATTTTGTGCTGATGCAATTTCAAACACTTCAATAATTAATGCGATAATTTGTTCGCTGTTTTCTAATAATTCAGCCAACATCAACTCAGCACGTGGAATTTTATATTGTTCTTCAATAATACTTAACTCAAGCATTCTTGCCACGCTACCAGGAGCATATGTATCCAATGCTCTGATATGTTCAGCAATAGTATCAATTGTTTCGTATACTTCACCGTACATTGTGTTTAAGAATTCATGATATTGTGGGAAGTCAGGGCCTTCAATATTCCAATGAAAGCCATGTGTCTTAGTGTAAAGCACAAAACTACTACCTAATAATGTTTTTAATTTATCTGCTAACATTTTTTACCCCACTCATTATTGATGATTCGTTCTTTGATGTTTTTGCAGAGTCTTTAAATGCTTGTGCTGTGGGCGCGCCTTTGCTACCAGGCTTACGCATGTGTTCATGTGAACCATGTTTAATGCGTTCACGTTTTGCATGAATATTAGCCCATAGACCCGGGTGTTTGCTATCAGCTTCCGCTACGCTTTCATTCCATTTCTCGCCACGCATCTGTTTTATAAATGTATTGACTTCCATGAAACCAAGATAGTTGTTGTCTACCAAATATTTAATAATATCTTCTAATGATTTACCTTTACGCATCTCTTTATGAGCAAAGTCTACCATGTTGTAAAAACTGTCTTCGTGGTCAATAAACTCGGCATCGTGTTCACCTTCCGCTAGACCTTTTTGTTTTCTAACCCAGTAGTCAGGATTATGCCCATACAATTTAGCAAACATAACATGTAAGTCTTTACCATCATTGCTTAAATTATATTTTTTAGAAATAGCTTTCATTAATCTATCAACTGTGTCATAATCTATATTAGTTAATTTTTTTAGATTTTTTGCTAATACTTTTGCAGGACGATTACCATCAACTTGTGCACCTTCCGCCACACCTTGCTTTACGCTTTCCATAGTTGATCTTGAGGTATTCATTGCTTTAATAAGCGAGGCATATAATTTATCACAGCTAACAATTACTGGTTTTAATGATTGTTCTATATATTGATTAGGAGATTTAGTATACAATGAATATTCTCTATATATCAACTCATCTTGTATTTTATCAGCAATTTGTTGTCCCAAATACTTACCAGCAATTTGACTTAGTTTAGCCCCTTTATTTGCAAATTTTTCATTTTTACTAATTTCATATGCTAAAAAATAATATGCGGAACATTGTGCGGCAGTTTTGGCTATTTCGATTGTATTTTTATCTCTTTCGTCTTGATTTGTAAATTGTTGGCCATTGGCAACACCAGTCGCACCAGCACCCACAGCCGCCGCACCCAAGCCCTTTAAGAATCCTCTACGGTCTACTTCTTCTAATGAGCCTTCCGCCACACCTTGCTTAACAAACTGAACATTTAATTTAGCATTTTTCCACAATGGATTTTTAGGATCCATTCTTTGCTGTAGTAACCATATAGCAGATACTCTGTGTGCGCCATCTTCAAACTTACCGTTTAATACTATTGCCGGAGGCAACTTCGCTAAACTTTCTGGATGATCCTTCAAGTAAGTAGCATACTCTATAACTTTTTTAGTGACGCCCCAACTATAATCTTTAGCGTCCCAATCATCAACTACATTATTATAATAAGGCACCCCCGGCACAGATGATATAATATCTTTTACAGTCATTTGGCGAGTTTGTATTTTAGCATCGGAGCCAAACTGTTTTGGAGCACCTGAACTTGGTCCCGGTTGAGGGAAGCCTTCCGCCACACCTTGCTTGGCCATGGCAATTGCTGCCTGTTGTTTTCGTGTATGACCATGACTATTTTTTGCAACTTCATCCAACTCATCAGGATTTTCTAATTCATATTCTAAATCTTCAACTTGATTTTGTACATCACGTAGTTTATCTGTAAAGGCTTCTTCTAGACCATATACTGCTGATTCTAATTCATTGAATGCATCTAACACTTGATTCTCTGCATAGCGCAACTCACTGGCATCAATACCTGCTTTTTGTGCCAGTTGCTTGATACCATTCATGATACCATGTATAGTATCATCATGCTTAATAGCTTTAGTTGTTTGTCTTACTTGATTGATAACAGCTTCTAAATTATATTGCTGTTGTTGCAATTGTTGAAGATTTTGTTGTATTTGTTCTTTGCTTTCAGAAATCATACCCAATGATTTCTTTAATGCATCAGCTACACGCTTTTTACCACCCTTATCCATTTTATCAATAAGGGTTTTAACCTGCATGTAGTTAGTAGTATTAGCAATTTCTGCTTTTTCTTCTTCGGTAAGTTTTCTATAAGACATGATTATTTCTTCTTATTTTTGTTATCTAACATACCACGTTTGTTAGCTGTTTTCCAAGTAATAGTTTCTGCTTCTTTTTTACCATGACCAGCTTTGATTTCGCTTTTCTTTACGTCTTTAACAAACTTGTCTACTTTTTTACCTTCTGCTACACCTTGTTCTTGACCCAAAGCCTGTTTAATAAATGCTTGATGTTGTGGTTCTAAATCAGCCAGCATTTGTTTTGCCTGAGCAGTTTTATACTGTTGTCTTGCTACATCTGCCATAGCATAAGCACTGGCTAGTTTTGAAGCCTGGCTAGCTAACTCTGGATTATCTTTTAACCAAGAACGAATACTTCCATAAGCACTAGCTCTATCAACTGGATTTAAATCTTTTAATTTATTAAGTTTACCAGCAACAAATGGATCCATACCCTCTGACATTTTTCCAACATTTTCATCAATTGGCTTTTCTTCTGTACTCAATACTTCATGTACAGTTTGCAGTCTGTCATTTGCCACTGTGATATAACTATATTCCCATGTGTCTAGTTTTTTACCTTGCTTTAATAAAGCATAAACTAATTTTGAATTCTTTACAATATTACGTAACTCACCTTCAGCCATTGAATCCATTTCTGAACCTGCATCACAACTGGCTTCATATGCTAAACCACCTGCAATCACACCACCATTTTCATTCATAGCATCTGGATCATGTTTCATTTCTTGTGCGCTAATTAAATAATCCATAACACTTACCATCATGCTTTTAACAGCACCAATCTTTTCGCTCATCCATTCTGGGAATTCATCATGTGTTGATAATTCTTTATCTAAGTGACTTGCCACACGAACAATAGTATGTAAACTGTTTTTGAATGTTTCACCCTCTGAGTCTCTGTCATTTGACATAAATCCAGATTTTCTTAATCTACCTAGTCTAGGATTAAGAATAATATCGTCTTCTTCTAATGTTGCCTCTGAAACTTTGCCTTCAATAATACTGTTGGCATAAGGACCTTTTTTCTTGGCTTTACCTGTCATTACTTTACCAACAGGTTTTAATCCTGGAACATTTACACTTTCACGTGTTTGTGTACTTAACGGCATAGCTACTGTAGATATTGATCCAGCTGTAGTAGTTGCGTTTTCTATTATTTGCTTGATTCTCATAGTGGTTTCCCAAAGTTATGTAGTATTTATCAAAAAATTGTAATAAAGAAACTTAAGAAACTTTGCCGTTTGTTCTGGCTGTTGGTGGAATACCTGCTCTACTGGTTTTCCAATAAAATGCTTTTGCATTCTTTTGTAGACTATCAGGACGAACATCTACTGTAAGTGCCGTTTTAAATCGTGGGTCGTTTCGTTGAGCATAACTTGGAATATACCCTGAGGCTTCATTTACTGACGGTTTCAAACGGGTCAATTCATACATAACTAGGTCACCATTATCATGTGTCATTAAATCATAACCCCAAACCTGTGCATATCTATGCACCATCCTATTATATAATTTAGCTCTACTTTCTGTTTCTTTTCCGGACTCATTTGCTTTACTGGCTGAAAAAAATATGTTAACCGGGTGCTCTTTTTTGATGAATTGTTGAATAGCAGACAAAACAGTAGCAAATACTCGTTGAGCATCTCCTTCACCGGTTACTTCCTGGCTGTTGTTTCTATAAAATTCTACCTGCCATTCTTCATCACCTTCCTTGTTGAACATAATACTTAGATTAGTTCCGTCTGGTAATTTTACTAGTGCATCATAGTCACCAAACTCACCTTTTTCCCATGTCATGGGATAGGGTTGGTCAAAGGCTTCATCAATATTTTGATACATAGTTTCAATGGTTAGTGTTTCACTATGTAGTTTGTTTTTCAAGTCGTATAGTTTAGTGATATAACCTTGACTGCGTAATGCTTTGTATGCCAGATTTTCAGGACCAAACTCACCTGCTTTGTCTAATCCAGCTTGTCTATATCGTTTGATTGTTTTTAGTATCTCGCTTACTTTTTTATATTTTTTAGAATGCAACGCTAACTTTGCTAATTTCAACAGTTTTTCATACTTGTGTTTGGTAGCTGTTTGGTCAAAGTTTGCTCTGCGTTTAGTTGGAATTCTAAGCCACTTGTCATTCATTAAACTATACTCACCTAAACTAACAACAGGTTGACTGCTATCTTGTACGTACAATTCAACAGGAACACCATGTATTTTTATATCATGTGTGTCGTTGTATATTGTTTTCTTTGCATCAAATAGTTCACGATAAACATCATCGTCAGGATACTTGCTCATGTCAACTAAGATGTGTAAATCTAAGTCGCTATGAGGTGTATAGCTATATGCGGCATTGCTACCTGATACTGTGATATCTTTTACATCTAATCCATTGATACCAAGTTCTTCTAAAAAGTCTTTGGTAATGATTTCCAGTTGTTTCTTCACTTCAGGGCGTAGGTGTTGACCAGTCCAAAGTTTAGGATTCAAGTGGTCGTGAAATTTAACTGCATCAGCAATAGTAAATGAATGTAATTCTTTAATGTCCATCTAGTATTTATGATTTAAGTGTGTTCACCCACACTTGGAAAATACGTAACAAATTTATCATTATTATTTGGTCTCATAAATTTAATTTTTTTATAAATTTCATTAAAGAAATTCCATGCCAATACTACAATAATTAAATCATCTGTCTCTTGTGTTAATATGCTACTATTTTGCACGGGAATATTACTACCAGGGCATAATAATCCTTGCTTTAATGGATTATCGTCAACGATATAATCTAATTTTAATTTTCCGGCGTTTATAACAGTCATACCTTTAGCGGCAGCTCCATAACCTATGATTTTTTTACCTTGATTTCTATCAATATACAATTGTATATCATTCAAACACTTTATAGCATTATCTCTGTATTTGTCGTAAAATTCTCGATTATATCTGTAATTTTCTGCATTAACAGCATCGTCTACCATTGCATTTCTATTGTCCGTTTTTTGTATTCGGAAACTATAGCTTTTACCATGAACATTTGGTTTAAACACATGATTTAAATATAATCCGGCACGTTCAACTGCAACTTTCATACTATTAATACTAAAATAACTAATATGCTCATGATAAATTGTATCAAATTCATTATTATCAAACATTTCTGCTTGACTGGTTTCTATTATTAAAGTAGAAGAATAATGCATAACTTTAATACATGCTTCTAAAAATTTATCAATATCAGCAGTATGTGCAAATACATTTTGTGCTATAATAAGATCAAACTTAGGTAATTTTTCTGCAACGTCAGTACTCCAATAATCACATATTACATTATGACCTTTAGCTGTGCTAATTGGATGTAAATTTTCTGCTGGGTCTACACCAAATGTTATCCAACCTCTGTCTTTAAAACTATCTAATAGTGTACCGTCATTACATGCAATATCTAAAACTTTTCCAGCTGTTCTACTGTGACTTACAAATTGGTCTGCAAACCAATCAAAGTATTCTTTCAATGTTTTGCTGGTACCACTTACATACAAATAGTTTTTGAATAGTATGTCAGGATTTACTGCAATATTTAATTGTGTGTGCCAACATGTATCACACCCCATGAGTAACAATTCATATTCTTCTAACAATTCATCAGGTTTATGAAAACTATTTGCCAGCGGTTGTTTTCCTAAATCCAATACAACAAATAAATGAGGACTACCACAGCATAAACAATTGTATAATCTTTTATATGATTCTTTGGGTACAGTTTTTTCTATTAATGCTCTAAAAGTTGGTGAAAAAGTACGTTCAACAACTACAGATATATTTTCTACTACAGGCTCTGCAATTGCATCAAACAACACACCAAAATTTTCTACGTTATCATTTGGTGTTTCAGTTTCAGGTTCAATAATTTTTGGTTCAACAATTTGTTCTATAACAGTTTCTATAACAGGTTCTATTACTGTTTCAACCACATGTGTGATTGGAGGAACAGGCAATTGCTGGTTAACTAAAGAATCTCTAATACTCCATTTAATGGAATCATAATTATTATTAATATCATCAATAATGTTGTCTGGTTTGTCGTTAAAAGCGAAATTAAATTTTGTTATAAATTTATTACAGTCTAATTCAAAACTAAACAAGTTGGTAATTTTTGATTCAAATTGTACTGGTACATCAAATTTTTTACCTACTATATTAGCAAAATTTTCTATTGTATTACTAAAACTTGCAAGATTAAAAATCTCATGTTTGGTATCTATCACATGCGTATTTTTTATTAAAGTTTCTATTGCTCTTGCACAATCATTAATACCTAAAATACTTCTGCGATTTACACCATTAAAACAAATGATATTTTTATTTGTCTTTGCACTAATCGTCATTGCATTTAACATTAAATCTGCTCTGGCATATTCGGTATATCCATTTACAGTTCCAAAACGTAAACCTATTGTTCTACATAATGCACCTGTTGCCATTTTTTCAATAATTTGTTTTGACAAGTCATATTCTAATTTTGGAGAAGATAATGCACTTGATTCTTGTCTACTTACACCACCAAAACCATATACACTACCACTACTTGCATATATTAGTGTATGATTTTCTGAAAGTTTACCTATTAAATTTGCAAATCTAATAACATTATTTCCCCATGCATTTTCATGGTTGTCGGTACACATTGCAACAGAACTATGTGCGGCTAATAAAATAATATGCGTATATTTACTATAAAACTCTTTGTCCAGCAAATCATAATCCATATTATATTCTGGTATGGGTCCACCAAACATTGTCCAATCAACTGTTGTTACATTGTAATTTAACTTTTGTAAATGTTTATATAAAAAGCTACCTATGTAACCACTAGAACCTATAATTAAAACGTTAGACATTTTTTTTTAAATTGTTAATATAAAATTTGTTGACTTCGTATTCCACTGGATATGGCATTTGATTTACATTTATATTTCTATGTGGATCTAATGGTCTATGATGTACATACATTGATTTATAGCTCATTTCACCAGGCTTCAAATATGTTTCTGTTTTAATCCATGGTGTTAGTCCCCATATATGGTGACCGCCAAGGAACATATAATACCCTGTTTTAGCATCAATGTTAAGTGTTGGCGGAGCCCATTTCTTTTTAAAGTATTCCCAGTTATATTTAAACCATTGGTCATGTTCACCTGAGCGATTACTAAATGAATGGTACGTGTATATTTTGCAAGTTTTACCACCTTCTGTTTGTACTAAATCTTCTTCTGGATAGTAGTCATTTAATAAATTGTGCGGTATTGCTGGATATTTATTAAAGATGCTTGTCATTCTACGCCACAAGTCTATGCTTTCAAAATGTGTTACTGTAAAATTTTCATCACACAAATAATTGTTTTCTATAAAAAAGTTTGGGTCCAGACTAAAGAATTGTCCTACATCACCACATAGATTTCCTTCAGTCCAACAGTTTCTAGGTTGATTAGGCCAATACACAAAATCGTGAGAATCCCATGGTATACCGTTATATTGAACAAATAAATTTTTTATTGTTGTTGGTTCATGGACAAACACATCTGCTTGTAGGACTGCAATTCTAGGTGCTTTTAGTAATTGTCCTACACGTAAAAACCAATTATATCCACCCGTAGTACCTAAATTGTTTTCACTACGATGATATATTGAATTGGTTTGTATTGCCCAATCTCTGACAACATCTTGGTTACCATTGTCTAGTATAATAATTTGATATTCCCCGCTAGGAAAATATTTTTCATAATCATTTACATTATAATATTCTACCCAACGGTCACCTTCTGAGTATGTAAGTATAAAAATTGTTTTTTTCATTTAGATATTTAACAAAAAACCCGCCCACCTAAAAAATTAGAGTGAGCGGGTTACCACAAAAAACTTTTAATTAGGCGACTTCATTGCCGTTTTGGTCAACAAGTTTCATGCCTTGTGCTTTCTTAGCGTCTAAGAACATAGGTCCAATTGTGTTCATCAAGTGTTCTTGGTTCTCCATACAGAAAACATAACTACCACTGTGACGTAACAATACACGTTTATCAACGTAAATCTTACCACCTAAGTCACGCCAGTTTTCACAGAATGTCCAGTCTTCACTATAGTAACGGTTCTGACGAACTGCTGTATCAAAATATGTCTTCAAGTATTGATCGTACTTTGGATCTAACCCAATGTCGTTCTTGTATTGCTTAACAGCTGGGTGACTGTTCATTTTAGCAAACACATGTTTCTTCATCAACAAGAAACCTGTACCAGCTTTACTTACTTCTTGGAATCCATCTGGTCCTTCTTCAGCACCTTCAAATCCGTTAACTACCCACTTGATAGGCATAGTCTTCATTGGGTATAGACCAGCGATAACGTCAACGTTACGATTTAACAATACCAATAAGTGCCATGGTTCCCAACCAATGTCAGCATCAACAAAGAATAAGTGTGTTGCTTCAGGCATATCCAAAAACTTTGCAGTTAATGTGTTACGGGCACGACTGATTAAACTTTCGTTTACCATTGTTTCCAATGTCCAGTCAATGTTTAATTGACGGGCTGTGTTAGCCCACTTGATAAAACTCATGAATGTTGATTCAGTCAACATACCACCATAACATGGCATAGCGATATGCACTTTGGTTGTACGTAAGAAATCAACGTTTACTTGAACTTGACCTTGTTGTGGGGCTTGTTGGTCACCTTGTGCTGGTGTTGCATTAGCGTCAGGTGTTGCGTTTTCTTGTGCAGGTTGAGCCTGCATGTCTTGTACAATTTCTTGTAACTGTTCTACTGGAACAGATTTTTCAGCTTTTTTCTTTGTTGCCATGTTTTCCTCTTGTTAAGATAGTAATATTTACTATCTGAGGAGCATGTCAAATTATTTTTCTTCGAGATAATCAGCACTTTCGGTGATATTACTTTCATTGGTCATTGCAACCAAATGTCTGCCGTTATCATCACGTTTAGTCATATTATACTCTTGTTCATATGTACCGGGGAAGGGTAAACCTTTTCCACCACCTGTATGAAATTCTTCTGTCATGGTCTTACTGGCTTTATCCAACATACCGTTTTGTTTAGCCGCCTGCAATTGCACAATCTCATCATGCGTCATAACAGAACTTAGTGGTTTACCTTGTTTTCTTGCTACAAGTGCTTTTCTTAGTAATAACGCTATAGCCGCAAGTTTATCTTCATATTCTTTTTTGCGTTTATCCATAGTCATATTGTAATCACCTAAACCGTGAAATACTTCTTGCTTTTGAGGTGTGTTGTCCATTTGTTTAGCAAAGTAATCACGCATACCAGCTAATTGACCTTCTGTTAATCCTGCGGCTGCGATACCTGTACCAATACCTGCACTTGCTAATGTATACTTAATTGTATCAGCCCAATTCTTACCATTGATACGTGAAACTACAGTAGGGATAACTGTGTTTAATATTGCTTGTAATAACAAGTTTGTTTGTGCAGGATTTAATCCCATCTTTTGTGATGTAGATAAAATTCCACCTGCAAGTAAAGCACCAACTGTAGTAACAATACCACCTTGAATATATGGATTTTCTTTACCTTTTTTGAATATATCAACTAGTGTTCTACGTACTTCAGGGCTATCAGTCTTGTGCAATAATTCACGTGCTTTATCTGCGTAGTCATCTACTTTTTCTTTATGAATATCATGTACAACTGGCTTATAGAATTGTATAACTGTTTTAGTCAATGGATCAATACTTGCATCTTCTTCTAATGGTTCTATTGTAGCGCCCATTTTCATTTTTTCAGTTACAGCCTGACCCATTACGCTATCATATATTTTAACAATACTCTGCGCTAATTTAGTATTCTTTGCGGCAGCAGGATATAAACTCATTACCATTGCTAGTTTGCGTTTTTCATTTAGTTTAGGCCATGCATTGCGAATCTCTGTTGCACTTGTGATGCCAGGACCAAACTCTACAGTTGGTAGATATGCTAAGTATGCATGTTTACTAAATGGTTGCATGTTTTTACCTGTATAGGGTTGAAAGTATGCAAGACTACCATCTTTCTTTTTACCACCTGGCTTAGGTTCTTCGTTACGATCCTTTTCGCTACGCACAAATACCAATACATCTTTATCAGGATCATAATTGTCTGTGATTTCATTAGGTCTAAAAGGACTTTTAACTTGTACAAAATGACCTGCAGGAACTCCTGATGCTTTTGCTAATTTTTCTTTTACTTTGAAGGGAAAAGGTCTTTCACTTGTGTCGTTACTTGCGGCTACATATATATCAGCACCTGGAAAGGCTTTCACAGCACTTTGATATAGAGCCATGTGACCTGCATGAAATGGATGAAAGCCTCCCGGCATAACGACTATTGTACTCATTTTGCGTTCGATGTATCGTAAGTTTGATTAAAAATATCTTTTTTCACAGCACCATAATCACCTGCACCATGACGAACAATATAATCATTGCCCGCAGTATATGCTAAGTCTCCCCATGATGTATGTAGTGTACCATCGTGGTCTGCTAACTTAGCAATTTTCATAATCTTTTTAGGTGTGCATTTACCGTCACCTAAATCATCTTTTAATGCGTTAAACTTTTCAGGACTGATAGGATATTTTTCACCTTTTGGACCAGTCATAATATAATGACCTTTATCATATCCTACAGGTCCTTCTAATGTTTCAATTGTGCCAGGACGCTGTGCAATCTCATATTTTTCAACTGCAGGCTTTTTGTATGTTTGAAATGAACCAGACTTAAACCAGTCATCATTAACTGGTCCTGCGTTTTCATTTAAAACATCAATATATCTTCTAAAGAATCTTGAATCCATGATTAGTCCTTAGTAGCTTAGTTTAACAAAATTAACCACACCACCTTGAAAATCTTGTACAACTGCACGTAAGTACACAAAGTTTCCAACTATATTGGTATATACACTTGCGTTTGAATTTGCAAATGGGTCTGAACTACTACTTGAATTTGCGTTGGCATCTAGTTCATATACATTAAACCATTGAGTATCGTCACCTACAACAATAGGATTGTTCAATGATGCTTGAATGAATACATTTCCTGTACAGTTACTTAAATTAATATTAACTGTTTGTAAATCTTTGTTACCTAAATAGTAACTAGCCGCTGGCTGAGGATCACCCACAACATTGTAGGGTGCACCGTTACCAGAGTTATTATATGCAGTTTGCGGTAATAGTATAAGTGTAGTGGTTTGGCTCATTATGCTTTCTCCACTTCAACAATGGCACTAGTGCCTACTAATTCTTGTGCAACTTGCTCTAATGCTTGTTGCATATCACTATCAACGATTGAGGAAACTTCAGTTTCAGATTCCTTAACAATTCTGCTGAATTTAATGATTACAACATCTTCTATAATTTTCGCCATAAATACTCCATTGATAGAGTATTTATCATATTAAACTGTAACTGGGCGTTTTTCCAATTTGAACTTTCTGCCAAAATAACCACCGCTAACCATGAGAAATAGATAGCTTAACATGCTTTCATCATTGTAGTCAATAAAATGACTGGCATGACTAAAATGATATTTCCATACCATTGGTGATATTCTTGCATCCAACAACCAATTTTGCAACGCCTTACTTGGGTGCAAATTTTTAGAATTGTTTAGTGCTGACGCTAGATTATCTACAAAATCTTTGTCTATTCTTTTACTTTTTAAGTATATTCTATATTTGTACTCTGGATCTTTGATAAAATATTTTGTATCTAATAACTGATTAGCTACAGCTTTTGTATATGCGTAATCTATTTTAGAATCAATTGTTTCAATAGTTTTCAACAATGGCAAATCATTGGAGAATATTGACACGGTGTTATGTTCTATACGTACAATAATAGTTTTATTAGGTTTATGAAGGTTACGCCATTCAATATATTTTTCTAATGTACCTTTATTTTTACGTGCCTCAATAATACTTGCTTTACCAATATATTGGTTTCTATCATAGAGGTTATCATATAACTCTTGTGGTGTGTTTGAGTACCAAGTATACCTGCTACCTTTTAATTCAAATCGAACACGGTATAGAAATTTATTGTAATATAGTTGGTCTCTATATTCAAGAAAATCTATACCTGTTTCATTAGTTGACTTCAATAATGCCATCGTCATTTACTGTTGCTGTTAATTTTTGTGTTACATTAAATTCAATTGTATCGTTATTCAATACAGCAGTAATGTTGCTGTTTTTAATTTTCTCAAACAATACTTTTTTACTCAATGGTACACGAATTAATTCATCAATTTTGCGGGCTAGTGGTCTTGCACCCATCTTTTTATCATATCCCTTGTCTGCCAAATACTCAACAACAGGTTCTGTGAAGTTTAGTGTGATATTGTGTTTATCCAACAAACTCTTTTTCAACTCATCGGTAAACTTAATAACAATTTTCTTAATTGCCAACATATCAAGTTTACCAAACTTACACACTAAATCAAGACGATTTCTAAATTCTGGCTTAAAGAATTCTTTCAATGCTTTATCATCTTCACCTTGTTTTTCTTGACTACCAAAACCAATATTATTACGCTCACTATCAGTACTACCCAAATTACTTGTTAAAATAATAATGCAGTTTTTGCAATTGACTTCTTTACCATTGCTACCTGTAATGCGTCCTTCATCTAACATTTGTAAAAAGATGTTAAAGATATCAGGGTGTGCCTTTTCAACTTCATCAAACAATAACACAGCATGTGGGTTCTTGCTTAAGTCATTAATCAAACGTCCACCTGATACTTGACTATCACCAAAACCAACATAGCCTGGGGGAGGTCCAATTAAACTGCTAACACTATGCTTCTCACCATACTCACTCATGTCGTATTTGAGAAGTTTCATGTCGAGATTTTTACTTAACAACTTAGCCAACTCAGTTTTACCTGTACCAGTTGGTCCCAAGAACAAGAAACTACCTGTTGGTTTATTTTCATTACCAATACCTGCAAAGTTAACATACACACGTTCTAGTACTTTTTCTACTACATCGTCTTGTCCATACAACTTGCTCTTGACATTGATTTCTAAGTTGTTAATCAACTCATGATTATCACCCTTCATCTTGTCTGCAGGTACTCCTGTGAATCGTTCAACTTGGTCAAAAATTAATTCTTTAGTAATTTCCGCGCCTTTGTTCCCATCAACACGTTGTCTTGCACAAGCCGCATCCAATAAGTCAATACTCTTGTCAGGATTTTTACGGTCGTGAATATAACGTCCTGCACTTTCCACACTTGCTTTAATGGCTTCGTCTGTAATCACAACATCATGAAATTCATTTAAACGACTGCTTAATCCATTTAAAATGCGAATTGTAGTATCGTTACTTGGCTCATCAACACTTACACGATAGAATCTACGCATTAACGCACGATCCTTCTCAAAACTTTCGTAATATTCTTCCCATGTGGTACTTGCAATAACTTTTAGTGTACCTTTAGTAATTGCAGGCTTAATCATGTTACTAAAGTCAACACTACCATTGTTTGCACCACCTGTACCTTGCATAGTATGTGCTTCATCAATAAACAAAATAGTCTTTTTCTTTGTGTTCAATGCTTCCAACACAGCCTTGACTTTTTCTTCAAAGTCGCCGCGGTACTTACTGCCTGCAAGTAAACTACCAATTTCTAACGAATAGACTTCATGGTCTACTAGAAACTCCGGGCAATCGCCTTCATGTATCAATGTAGCAAGACCTTCAGCAATGGCAGTTTTACCTACACCTGGATCACCCACCATTAATACATTACTCTTAAATCGTTTTGCTAACACATTAAGAATTTCATCTAATTCTTTAGCACGACCGATCAATGGCTCTAGTTTTTCTTCTCTTGCTAGTTGTGACAAATTGATAGTGTATTCTTCAAGGATTTCATCAGCTTGGCTTTCGCTGAGTACTTGATTACTATCACTACCTTTGTAATGTTTTTGCCAGTACGCAACAAATTCGTTTTTACTTATACCATATTTCAATAAGAAATACTGTGCATGACTATTGCCTTCAGAACAAATACTTAAATATAAATCAATTGTTGTTACATGTCTACGACCGGTGAATAACACTTGAGTTACACTACGATTCATTACACGTTCTAAACTGCTAGTTTTACGTGGAACTACTTCGGCTTCTTTACTTACAATAGCATGTAAACTATCAATATAAGCAGTAACCTCTTGATTCATTAAATCATGGTCTACACCGAAACCAATCAAACATTTTTTAAATGCATTGTGATTGATTAAAGCCAACAATAAATGTTCTACTGTGACATATTGGTGTTTACGTTCATGTGCAAATCCAATTGCATGTTCAATGATGTTTTCAATTTCTGGTGAATGTGTCATTATTTTATTTTCTCTTTCGCTTGTAAAATGCTGTTAACAATTTGTTCATCTATTGTATCAGGTACAAAGGGTTTCAGCAATATTATTTGGTCGCCATATAAAGGTGTATTCATTATAGGCATACCTTCTCCCGCTATTTTTAATTGTTTATACGGTTGTGTTTTGGGTGGTACTGTAACTTCTAGTGTTTTACCCGATATAGTGGTAAATTCAAAACTACCACCTGTTATTAAATCTAGTATTGAAATAGGCTGGTTGCATACTAAATCATGTAATTGTCTTTCAAATTTAAGATTTGGTTGAATTCTAAATTCAACTAACAAACTGGCATTTTGTATAATGTTGTCTAAACGTATTTGTCCGCCATCAACAATACCTTTTGGTATTTGTATTTGTGCTAATTGTAAACCATTGTTTGTTTGTAAACGCACATTACAACTTTCACCGTGATATACTTGTTCAAGTGTTACACCAATATTGGTTCTAAACATTGGTTGATGATTTTGTGGTTGCCTTCTTTGTTGCCCAAACATTTGGCTGAATATATCTTCAAAACCAGGGGGCATACCTGTTTGATGAAACTGAAACCCACCTGGGAATCCATTGAACCCTTGCGGTTGCGGATTGTCGTATTGTTGACGTTTGGCTGGATCGCTTAGTGTGTCGTAAGCAGTTTGAATATCTTGGAACTTGCTGGTATCACCACCCTTGTCAGGGTGATGTTGACTTGCTAGTTTTCTGTAAGCCTTTTTAATTTCTTCTGGGCTTGATGATTTGTTGACACCTAAAGTTGCGTAATGATCCATAAATTAATTGTAACACAATATATTAGTGCTGTCAATATTTATTAGTTGGCTCCCGCTACCTTTTCTTTTGTTCTACCATAAGCCGCGATACCAAGAACAGCACCCATAGAGATATGGAATAAACCAGCACCCTGTAGTGTTACTGGTTGCCATTGACTTGTAACTTGTCCATGACTATATGCTTGTAATAAGCTCCATAGAATTGGGAATACAACAAAGTCCATTGTACATACTAACATGTACATCCAACCCATAACAGGGCGCCATTTTTTGTTAATCCAATCTTCATTGGTATTTTTAACCAATGACTCTCCATCAACTGCGGCATTAGTACCAGCACCAGTTAATACAGGCTGATTACCAACGCTCATGTTCATGTTGCTTGTGCCGACTGATCCCATGTTGTTGGTTGTTGAGCCGAAGCCGCTAGATGAGCCTCCAAAGCCGCTTCCGCTAGACCCAAACGTTGACGCTCCAAAGTTTGAACTTCCTGTAGAGCCCGTTGATGTTGAGGTTGAACTTGTGGAACCAAAACCCCCTGTTGATGATCCGAATCCTGTTGACGTAGAGCCAAATGCTGTTGCCCCTGACGAAAATCCTGTTGTTGCTGTTGTTGCTGAGCCATTTGTTGTTGAACTCCCTGTTGCCACCACTGGTGGGTTTGAACTTGCGTATGTTGACCCTGGTGTAACTGCTGATACAGTGGGATCACTTGCTAGTGCATCGTGGTGATCGTCATCAGTTGTTACTAATTTTTCCGTTGTTGCTTTCTGTGCTAATATAGTTGCCATTTTATAATCCTGCCATTGAAATATAATTTTTTAATTCATTATCTGGTGTACCATACAGTTTAACTGTGTCGATACCAGAACGCTTACGCATCTCATTTAATTCACTTTCCTCTTTAATACGATACTCATGTGGACTTGTTGTTATAACTTGTCTTAATACTTCTACTTCAGGTTCGTATTCTTCTTCGTCTACTTCTATTGTCCAATCTTTAAGTGGTAAATCTGTAAGTGTTTCTAAGTCTTCAATTAATTCTATAATACGTTCTGGTACTGCAATTCTACGTTTCATTTCAACAAACACCAAATACTTACCAGGGCGTAATTCACCATCGCTAACTGAACAATCTAATATCCAATCATACCCACGTTCAAACCAATCAACTAAATCATCGCCAGCTGCCTTGCTATTAACTAAGAATGCCAATGTAACGATATCACTATCTTTACCCATTTTTGCTTTATACTCATCTACTGATACAACAGGATTAACTTGCCCCACCATGTCTAAATAATCCAATCCTTCAACAATAATACGTTTGTTCATGTTATGCCCCTTGAATAGATTGGTCAGTATTTACCTGTGCACCGGTTGTGTCAGGCTGAGTACCTTCATTTTGTTCTTCTTGTTCACCTGTTTTATCTAAGTCTTGGTCGTATGCATTATCCAAATCTTCCAAGTCAATTGTTTGTCCTGCTAAGTCAACAGAACCTTCTTTAATATCGTCTAACAAGTCTTTTGGTATTTCAATATACACAAACCAAACACTACGTTCTTCCATTTTAGGATAACGTGTACCAGGTACATAATCTTCGTAGTTTTTAACTTCCATTGGAACTTTGATTTTAGATTTAGCAAATTTAACTTTGCATCCAACGTTTGTTAATCTACGTCCACCTTTTGGATTTGGCATTAAGTCATGTGGCCACATGAATACGCAACTAACTGAATATCTACGTACATCAGGGCCTTGAACTAATTCACCTAAATCCCAATTTCTATAGGCGTATAGGTCTGATTCATCTAATACCCTTTCAAAGTCTAATAGGGTATTCATTGAACCGTCACTTGTAAAAATGCCTTTTACCGTATCAACGATACTGACAAAGTTTACGTTATCAAAAAATTTATCTGCGGTGCTAGTGTGTTTCATTAATATATTTATCTTTATTGATATATTAGTAGCATTAAAAACGTTTTGGTATTTTAAAGCAGAGCCTAATATTTAGTCTAAAACTTTGTGTTAAAAGTACACTACATTACGCGGTCCTTAATACGTTAAGTATTATTGAGTATTATGAGGACTCATGCTCTTACAAAGGAGACATACTTTGAGCAAAAGAAAAACAAGTGCATTACGCACACAGCAAGATCCAAGATTCTCATACGGTAAAAAAGATAAAGAACAGACATTTTACATGAAAGAATCAAAAACCATAGATTTCTCCCAAGCGCAAAGAACATTGAAGGTCAACTCAAAACCTATTCAATTAGTTCCTAAATCTTTAAATCAAGAGAAATACATCATAGCGTTACTTGATGAATCAACTGATATCGTAGTTGTTTCAGGTCCAGCTGGTACAGGTAAAACATACCTAGCCATGCAAGCCGCAATCAAAGCAATGCGTGATGGTACATGTGATAGAATCATACTAACACGTCCTGCAGTGGGCGTTGACGATGAAAAACACGGTTTTCTTCCAGGTGATATAAACCAAAAAATGGAACCCTGGACAAGACCTCTATTAGATGTATTACGTGAATACTATACAGCAAAGGAAATTGCCCACATGTTAGAAGAACAGATAGTGGAGATAGCACCTCTAGCATTTTGTCGAGGCAGAAATTTCAAAAATAGCTGGATAGTTTTAGATGAGGCACAAAACGCAACTCCTGGTCAACTCAAAATGATTATGACTAGAATCGGAGTCAACAGTAAGATTGTAATTACCGGTGACATTGAACAAACCGATAGAAAAACAGCCGACAATGGGCTACTAGACTTACAAAATCGATTGAGGAAGGGGGTGATTCCAGGGTTGCAGTTATGCCACTTTGAACTTAAAGATGTTCAAAGACATAAAATCATTGAACATGTCTTAAAAATGTACGCATAATTAAGTTATGCACGGGGATAAAGAGGTGCTCATAACACCTCTTTTTTATTTCTTTTCTCTAAGTGCTTCTGTATTTGAATTTTCTAGTTGACTAATTAAGTTAGGATAAACTTTTCCATAATATTCATTCATTTTATCCCATGTTGTTTCATGTGTTTTACCTTCAATCACACATTTATCAACTTTGCGTTTAGAATAATCCATAATGACATTGCATGATTGAATGTCTGATTGTTTTATACGTTTACTAATAGTAACTAATTCATCAATCTGTCCGTTAGGTTTACGAACATATGTAATTAATAGGTATCTCAATTTGTTAACTCCACTAAAGTTGCCGCTAGACTGATTTCAGGAATGCCTACTAAAGGCAATTGTGCAAGACCATTGCGAATAAAGATAATACTTGCATCACGTTTTTCTTGACCAGTTCCCCACAAGTCTAAGTTATCATACATCCATTTGTAACAGTCTTCGATGCGTGTTGGATACAATGCAATATACTGCATTAATTGTTGTCTTCCCTCTAGTATCTTACCCGATTTAAACAGATTAGTAGCCTCAAGCAAAATCTCATCTTCTCCGTTACCTTCACTTACCGGGGGCAACAATTTACCTGTACTACTATTAACTTGTAATGTGTTCAAACATTTACGCAAGTCAGGATAACTAACACGTACATAACTGTCCAATGTGTCTAAATCAAAATCAATATTTTCTGTTACCAATACTGTTGCCGCACGTGCTGTAAATTCTGTTTTATCAGGCTTTGCAATATGAAACTTGTGACAACGGCTTTCACGTAGTGCAGGAATAATCTTGTGTTCATAGTTACAGGTAAGAATAAATCGTACTGTGTCAGCATATGCTTCCATATCGTTACGCAATGCCGCCTGAAACTCTGCTGAAGTGTAATCTGCCTCGTCTAACAAGATAACTTTGAAATTACCAAAAGGCATTGTTTGTGCAAAGCCATTAATCTTGTCACGTACAATTGCAACGCCGTTTTCACGACTTGCATTGATTTCTAACACATCATAGTCTTGTACACCTAATTCATGAATCAAAACTTTTGCAAGAGTTGTTTTACCTGTACCGGGGTCACCGCTTAATAGCAAATGCGGAATAGTACCATTTGCGATCCAGCCTTCTACTTGTTGCTTTTGTCTTTCGTCTACAAACACATAGTCACTAACACTTTGTGGACGATATTTTTCTACCCAGAGTTTATTCTTCATTCGTTATCCCATTAAGTTGTTTAAATTTTTCATACATTTCTGATACATCTACTTTGTCAAAGTTTAACCATTCACACAATCTATCAAATTCTTGCAGAAATGTGTTTTCTACAAAATGACTTATATCAAAGTCATACACACCTTCTATTATAGCATTATTTCTATGACCTGCAATAGCCGGCCATGAAACTGTTTTGGGATATTTTCCCGAAGACGGTATCATGTGTTGTATTGGAGAGCTTTTGATATTACGCATTTTTATAACAACGGGAATATATTTGTCCGGAATGGTAATTTTAATAAACTTAGCGTTTGGAAAAAAGGATTTTATATTAGCTGTTTGTTTTGGAACTAATAATCTGTGTATATAATACAAGCCAGACTTGACAAAATTTTGGTCAGGTATCCATTGTTCTTGTATAAAACTTTGTTTGTCGGGTAAATTTACCCATGAGTTAATATCATTTGGGTCGTGTAGTTTGTGCAGATAATGTTCAATGCCATAGTGGCTAGCCCCTACCTCATCAAAAAAATCACAATCTGTAGTTCTTAAAAATACACTGGGACTTGCTGATAAACATTTGAGCAAGAAAGATCCAAAACTACCTGGAACGTAGTTTATAAAAACAATCTTGCTATCATCCATTAATATACTTTATCACTTAGTGTATCGTCACCAGGTAATTCATCACTAATTAATAATGCATCATTTGGGTCAATTCTACGAATAGTTTTTTTACCTTCTTCGTCTTCAATATCAACACCACGTGACCATCTTCCATGACTAACTAGTACCCATTTACCAACTTTGAATTGTTCGTCTTTATTTTCTTTACCAATAGCATATATTTTTCCCCAGCGTGGACGAATGCCCGAACTTTTCATATCATCGTTTGGTAGTAAAATTCCACTACTAGTAATACGAATATCAAAACTCATATCGCAGACAATAATGTGACTGCCGATTGGTTTGAAATGTTTTTTCTTAATTTTGTGTGCTTCAAATGCTTTCTTTTTCACTTTTTGCTATCCTTATCCTTGGCTTTGATTTTTTCAATTTCAATATCATCATCCATTGAATTTTCCAATTCAATTTCTTCTTTTGTTAATTCCTCCATTGAAGGAATCTCAACAATAGGTTCTAATTTGTCAGCAACAATTTTAGGATTTTTACGTTGCGTAACTTGTGCTGAACGATTACCTACTGTTTTAGCGTATGCATTTCCAACCTTTTCTGTTACGGGTACAATCACTTTACCAAATGCATCAATGGTGTCACCACGTGCATTTAAATTTTTTACATTACCGACTGCTCGTACTTTTTCATTTTTAGCACGTAGCGCAGACATATCTACATTTTTACCCATTGCTGTTCTGTATACTGACATAATTTTCTCCTTATTTTAGAAATTCATCTATTGACAAATCATAGTATAAACTATTTATGCGGTGAATTCCTATCAAAAACAATATAAAACTAGCAACACTACTACCCCTACCAACTCCCCAAACTATATTGTTGGCTCTCATTGTGTCTACTAGATACTTTAAGTATTTTAATAAAGTAAACATTCCACGGTCTTGAAACAACAATAATTCTTCACCTGCACGTTGTAATTCAGTTTCATTAGCACATTGGTCTAAAATCCATTTAGCAATATCCATATCTAGATATTCTTTAGGTAGATACCACATGTTTTGTTGTAATTCATCAAATTCTTCAACTGATAGTTTTGGATCAACATATTCAAATAAATCAATGTTTATGTCTTCATTTAATTTAATTTTAGTATCAGTATATGCAGTTTTTATCACACGATTAGGATCACACAAATACAATTCGCATAAATCGTTTTCGTTTAAAATTATTTGACCGTATATGTCAGTACGCATGTGTCAATGATACTACATTTTATTAAAGAAATCAACTATTCTGGTCTGTTAGCTTCATTTTTTAACTCTAATATATCGGCAATACTAGACTCATCTTCCCACTCTAATCCAACCATTTTCCAATCGATTGATTTGGTTAATTTTACAATTTTTTCTTTTTTATTATTTTTTACTAAATCACAGATAGTTGGGTATTTATCTAACCACCAACTTTTTCTATCAAATGGATTGTTTGCCGCACTTTCTAAATCATATATAAATTTAACATTATCACTTAATTCTGATTTTAATTCAATATGACGTATTAACAATCTACCTTCAGTAATAAAATTGCATTTTAATATCAACAGCATTGCTATAATTTGGTCGTATGGTTCTTCAGGAAGAGTACAAACTTTCATACCTGCTTTTATATAGTGGTCTATAGCTTGTGTTTCTTTTGATTCTATGAAAACGCTATCAGATAAACATTCACCTAAAAAATAAATGATTCTATCCATAGCAATATTTTGTTCAAGTATGGATTCTGTTTCTACTTCCATACCTAATTTTACTTCATACACGTTCATTATAAATTTTTTTTCAAAATGAACACCTGCCATGAATCTAAAATCACGTTCTATTTTTGTCGCCACAGTTTATGTTCCTCTACTGTATTTGCTTTTTGCTCAATATTGACACCTGTTTTGATATTTTGTTTATTAAGCAACTCATCTAATTTTTTACCGCTTTCTTTACGGTAACTTTCTAGAGCCATCTGTAATTGACTGATAAGCGGGCCGTTGCCCGTGCGATATGCAAACGTAAGTTTAGTTGTTAATTTACCAATGGTTTCTTGTAGTTCTTCTATTGTTTTATCTGATAAGTTGTGTATAAAAGGATGTTCCATTTACGCCACTGCGCCCTTAATAACTGCAAAACTAAATATGGGTTGTTCAACTGTTGTTCCAGTCCTGTCAGCAAATGTGATTTGAAAGCTACCTGCGGCTACTGTTGATATATATGCTTCATATTTGTCTATGCCAGCTTTTTGATTAACAATAATAACATCGTTAGCACCAACTGTACTGTTAGTAACAGTAAATGAGACATATGAAGAAGAACCTGCCGCAGACACAAGAGTGATTGCACCTGTTGTTTTATTGATAGTTACACCACTAGTACGTGAACCAGTTTGTGTTACTGTACCGCCAGCACCTGCGCTATAACCTATTCCACCAGTACTATTTGACGTAATGGATCCTGAAGAAAGAATATTACCAGTAGCAGATATATTACCACCTGCTGTAATATCACTAGCGACATTCAATGTTGTAAATGCATTTGGCGTTACACTTGGGAGTATTGGAATCTGTTGCCAAATATCATCACCAACAAATACATTGGCTGTAGTTGCGGTATTACCAGTGGCTGTCGTTAATGTTACTAATGTTCCGGCTACACCATTTGTGCGTGATTGGCTTACTGTGATATTTGGACTAGAAATTGATTTGATATAATAAACTGTATTTGCATACAATCCACCAATGTTTGCAGTAAAAATAATAGGACTATTTACTACAAGTGATGTTGTGTCTGGAGTACCTAGGGTAATATTATTTGTAGCTGATGCTGTGCTTAATACATTCCTAGAATATACTACTGATGAATTAGGTTCATAGGTATCAGTTGCAATATATAAGTAGTTAACTGGATTGGCATACATTAATCCACTACTACCAGCTAACACAACATTACTTCCGCCTATTGTACTTGAAATTGTAAATGAATTACTACTTACAACATTTTTAACATAATAAGTTGCCCCTGATAAAACGTTAGCCTCAAAACTTACACCTGTAAACACAACAGGTAAATCTGTGTATAATTGACTTGTAGTATCAGTAGTACTAAAACAGTTGTTAGAATTGCTTGAAGTTATAGTTAGTTGTGATAGTGAAGGTCCTACTGCAATATCACCGGGTACATCTCCATTAAATCCAACTGGAGAAATTAATCTAGTTTGAACTTGTGTTGATTGTCTTGGTCTATTGATTGGCGAAATTGATAATGAATTACCGCAATCTAATGAACTAATAAGATAATTCAACTGTGCTACACCATTTGGTGCAGTAACGCTAACTAAATTACCAGTCATTGAATAATTTTCTAACGTACTAGCACCATAATTATTACCGGTGATAACGTTACCTGAAAAACTAATTACAGCGTTTGCATTTGATATGGCTAATTGTAATGTAACATTACTTTGTGTTCCTGTTGGTGCCCAGCTACCAAAGTTAAAAACTGTGTTTGCCGCAACTGTACCATATTGTACGTCACCTAATGTAACGTTTACCAATACAGTACCGCTTAGTGCGTTACCTAAATTGTATGTAGTTGCTCTAAAACTTCTGGTACTTGCATTGCTAATTAATGTATTAGCCATGTCATTATTGACAGTGGTATTTTTTAATGCGTTTTTAACAACTACATTATTTTGCAAGTCTGTGATTTCAGTACTTGCAATATCTAAATTGGTTACAATAGATGCAAAGTTGTCACGGAAACCTTGGCTGTTATTGTTAACGCCCGGTACTGGATAATTTACATTGATTGGGTTAGTGTTAATATTGCTCATTTTTTATGTTCCATAGTGTATTTAGTATTGAGTTTTGTCCGGTAAAATAGTTTGTCTAGGGAATAATACATAAAAATCTTCACTATCCAATGGATTTGGTGTTGGACTTGCGCTAGGTAATCCTGTCCATGCGGGAGGATTAAGATTATTGTCATAATCATAGGTAGCACTTTTATCTACACTAAATCTATCAATTCTAAAATTAATTTGATTTAATGTATATGGCCAGTTGTTTTGTATGTTTGCTTGAATAGTTGATGCAAATCCTGGTTTAGTATAACATATTACCCATGCTTGAGTATAACCTAACGTGCTACCGTCTGCTTGTTGACTTGTCATCCATAATGGTAACAAACTGCTATTATAAACTTGTCCAACCACCTCACCTACACGTGTACGCATGTTATACAAACTATTTGGATATAATGTTCGTGCGTAACCTGGGGTCAAACTTGTATAATATTGTTGATTTAGTAACTCAATGTAGCTTGTGTAAATGTTTGTAACGCTAGTATACCAAGGCCCCAAATTTAAATCAATTGCCACTGGCCAATATATACTCATGGGAACACTTTGACCATTTGAATTTACTAAGTTATCTATAACTTCGCTGTAAACGACTTCGTAAATTATATTACCGTTATCATCTTTTGCTACAGCAGTTTTTAGTTGACCTAATGTAATATTTCTCCAATAATGATTTTGAGTAACTGCTTCAAGGTATTCTTGTATGTCACTTGCAAATATACCATAAGCATGTTCGTACACTACATCAGTGGCTTTTCCAAAGTACTCATCGTCAGGTCTATACAACATACTAGTTGGTATTAATGTATCATCATTTAACAATGAATTAATAATATTTCTATCATTTAATGAAGGTGTTGCCTTTATGTATAATGTATCAGTGGGTTGGCTAAAATTTTGTAACACAGTTACAGTAAATGTGTTATTTGATTGCACTACATTAAATGTAGGTGAATACGCCTGAACAGTAAATGTGAAATCTGTTGTGGCTCCAACGGACAACAATTGGTTTGTTGGTTGATCCGCTACGAAACCTGTCAATTCGCCGTTGCTTAATAATGTTAAATTAGGGGGTAGTGTACCAGATACCAATCTGTATTCTAATGGTGTATCACTAGTGGCTAATACACTTAGCGTACTTATTGTGCCGTTATATATTTCACCTAAATTACTAGGTGTGATCCATGTAATTATTCCAGTAACATTTAAACTAACATTGAATGAAAAATTAAAGTTAACACTACTAATACTTGTGTTGCCGGCTTTTCTTACACTTACATTGAATGAGAAATTGTTTATTCCGGAACTGGATAACATTGGTGTTCCTGTTATCCATCCTGTATTAGGATCACCAGTTAAACCTCGAGGTAAATTTGAATAGATATACTGTAGTGAATTACCATCAAAATCATAACCTATTACTTTAAAGGCAAATAAATTACCACTTTCAAATGTTCCTATAAATGCATTTACAGACGGACTTACTGGTGGTAATATATAATACCCATAATATGGATCATTTGCATTTACTGAAATAGTTAATGGTCTAGTGTTTAGTATAGTAGGTACTCTAGTATTAGGTGGGTTACCAGGACCACCTTGACTAACAGGAGTATTCTGATTAATTACTGTTATTGAGTAACCCACAAGATTACCACCCAACGGGCTTAATAATCTAAGAGTAAAATTATACGTTGTAATTGTTGGTTCACCTACAGATACAGGAGGTAAACGAACACTCATTACTCCAGTTGCATCACTTAATATAAATGTGCTACCATTTTGTGTAGAAGAAATAGTAAACGCATTATTTACTGTATCAATTGATGCAACATAATATGTTTGGTCAGCTGTTATTCCGCCAAATACGTTATCAAAAATAATAGGTCTGCCAACTGAAAATCCTGTTACACTTAAACAGTATATAGAATTTGTTGATGAAACTGTAGATAATGCTACTGTTGTTATTAAAGGTAGTGTTAAATCAATAACAGGTGGCTCAGGATAACCCTGTATTAATCCACTAGTTGAAATTTCTAATCCTGGAGGAAGAAAACCTTCTTGTACTTCTACAATAACTGGATTACTAGTATTTGGATTAGAATATTCAATTTGTATTTGTGTCCAAATACTATCTTGTGTACTCAATAATGAACCGCTTGGTGTTGTAAATTGAGGTACTGCAACTCCAGTAATCGTAATACTAAATGTAGCATCACGTAAATTACCTAAATCGTCTGTGGCACGTACAGCAAATGTAGTAGTTGTGCTAGTTGTAACTAATGTTGGAATTCCACTAATGATACCTGTAGTTGAATCTAATACAAGATTAGTTGGTAATGCTCCGGCTAATAGTGTATATGTAATTGTTGTTGCGGGACTTACCGGTGATGCCGACAGTGGAAATGCCATACTAATGCCGTATGGATATGTTCCTATTGAGGATCCTGAGGGTGTGTTCCAAATTGGTTGTGCCATTTTAACCTTGTAGATACTGCATTGCTATATCAAAATTGTGTTTTCTTTCTTCTAAACCAATTGTACCACCGTTGATACGTTTGGTTAGTGTTACAAAATCACCACTATCGCAATATTGATTTAATTTGTTATTATCCCAAAACCATCCAGCACTTGCAGTAGCACCATTTGGTGTACCCATATAAACTACTGTATCATCTAAACTAATGCCTAAATCATTTGCAAATTTAGTATAATTGTCACGACCAGTCAATTGAATTAAACCACGACCTCTAAATTTGAAACCATCACCGCTAGCCTCATCGCCATTGTTCATACGATTTGCATAAACACGATTAGCAATCTTTTCAGGTTGACGTTCATACTGCAATGCTAATTCTTCTGTTGGGAAATATTTTTTAAATGTTACCATTAATCCCTTAGCACTATAATTTAGATTTTCTATCGTAGCATTAAACCCACCTGACTCATGCGCTACTTGTGCTATAAATCCTGCAACTCTTGCTGGATTAACATTCATTTCATAATAATCAGCAACTGTGTTTAATGGTTCAAGATAGCTTTCAAGAACGCTTTGGTGTGTTTTAGGACACACATGAGTTAATAAATCTAATGTTATCATTGTATTTTCCTTATGAATAAGTTGCGCCACCAGTGTACCATTGTGTAGTAGTTGGAGCGATATAAGTTATTGTTGCACCCGCACCTTGAGTGTATCCTGCATTAGCACTTAGTGAATTAATTATACCACTTGATGCTGGATAAACAAGTAATGCATTTGCACTAGTGTTTGTTATATGTATAACCATACCAGCAACTGCGGTTGGTAATATAACACCTTGACCACTGCTAACAGTAGATACTACATTAATTTCTTTTGTAAGTGTTGTAGCAGTACCCTGTGTTGATCCGGCTGCTGAAATACCCGTTCCAACTGAACGAATATGATACGCACTTGCAGTTATATTAGCACCACTGATATTACCAGTAACTGCTAAACTAGTTAGTGTGCCAACACTAGTGATGTTTGGCTGTGCCGCTGTTGCTAGTGTACCAGTAATTAAACCTGTATTTGCTGTGATGTTAACTGCGGTCAATGTACCATTAACACTTAATCCAGTTAATGTACCAACACTTGTAATATTACCCTGTGCATTACCATAAACAGTACCGGCAACCAATGCATTACCAACTTGACCAGTTACGTTAGCCCCTGCTACTGCATTGGCTGTAGTTGCGTATGCTACAGCGCCAGTAACGTTAGCACCAGCTACTGCATATGCATTTAGTGCGTTACCAACATTACCTGATATGTTAGCACCTTGAATATTACTTAAGTTATTACCACTACCTATAAAATAATTAGCTGTTGCGGCATTACCCAAATTAGCATTGCCTGAGGTTAAATTGCCAGTTAAATTAGTGTAACCAGAAACATTCACACCGGTACTAGTAAATACCGCAGTATTTGCTGTCCCTCCTATGGATATTGCAATGTTACTATTTCCGTATACAGTAACATTTGAATTACCATTAATGAGTTGTGAGCCGGCTCCTACTGTAATACCGGTTAATTGACTACCGTTACCGATAAAATAGTTTGCTGATAAATTACCATTTACATCTCTTAATGCAATAGTATTTCCAGTGTTTGACGAACTTTGAGTATATGTATTTAAGTATGCAGAGTTATTTGCATTAGCAACAGTACCGCTTACATTGGCACCTGCTACTGAATTAGCAGTTGTTGCGTATGCCACTGCACCTGTTACATTAGCTCCTGCCACTGAGTTAGCTGTAGTTGCATAATTTGCTAGATTAATCGTACCTGTTATATTTGCGGCAGCTACTGAGTTCGCTGTAGTTGCATATGATACCGCACCTGTTACGTTAGCACCTGCTACTGCATTGGCCGTTGTTGCGTATGCTACTGCACCTGTTACATTAGCTCCTGCCACTGAGTTAGCTGTAGTTGCATATGATACCGCACCTGTTACGTTAGCACCTGCTACTGCATTGGCCGTTGTTGCGTATGCTACTGCACCAGTTACGTTAGCCCCTGCTACTGCATTGGCCGTTGTTGCGTATGCTACTGCACCTGTTACATTAGCACCTTGAATATTACTTAAGTTATTACCACTACCTATAAAATAATTAGCTGTTGCGGCATTACCCAAATTAGCATTAGCTGTTATTAAATTACCTGTCATTGTAACAAGATTTGATGTCTTGTTAAATGTAAATCCTGCGGTAGCATTTGCATTACCGTTGTCGTTAAATAACACTTGTGTGTTACTACCATTTACAGTAATGTTACCTGATATATTACCAACTACGTTACCAATAAAATTATTAGCTGTAATGTTACCGGTAGCAGTTAATGAACCTGCAACATTAACATTAGTTCCAGTAACTATTAATGTTGAATTACCTACTGCGGTTATTACTACATTGCCGTTGGCACTTGGAATACTCACATTACTATTACCATTAGCCAACACACCAATGAATGCACTTGCAGATAAATTACCGGTAAAATTACCTGTACCCGCTACATTAATACCGGTACCAGTTATATTAGCAATGCTAACACCAACGGCATTAAAATTAATATTTCCACCACCTAATATATTAATGTTGCTGTTACCATTTGCAAGAGTACCAACAAAATTACCGCTAGTTGTATTACCGGTTACTGTAAGACTTGTTAATGTCCCCACACTATTGATATTAGGTTGTGCATTTGTAGTTACAGTACCAGCTGTTGATGCAGTATTGGCTTGTCCATATAAGTTACCAACAAAGTAATTGGCATTTGCACTATTACCTAAGTTAGCATTTGCAAAATTTGCAAAACCACCAGTTGCATTACCTAACCAGGTTAAACCACGCACATTGCCTAAACTGTTGTATATTACTACACCATTAGAAGCTAAAGTTATATTACTTCCAAATGCAAATTCACTATTGGCATTAGTCCAACCCATGAATGCTGTTACTGGAGTTGTAGTATAATACTGTAACTCAATACCTCTATCTTTACCATCATTGGTTATTAATGCATTACCGTTAGGACCGCCACCTAATGATATAATAGGATCTTCTACATCAAATGAAGTTACATTATAATATATTGCATTACCTTGAACTTCTAAATTACCAGTGATTATTGTATTACCATTAACAGTTAATGAATTTGTATTTGCATTCCCATTAACAGTCAATCCAGTTAAATTACCAACGCTCGTAATATTAGGTTGAGCATTTGTAGTTACCACACCAGCAAAAGATGCATAATTGGCATTAGATACACTTGCATTACCTATACTTAAATTACTAAGTAAATGTCCATCACCGCTAAAATAATTAGCTGTTACTAAATTACCTAAATTTGCATTAGCAGAATTGATATTTCCCGATGCATTAACATACCCTGCAACATTAATACCTGTATCGGTAATGGTAGCAGTAGTGTTACTTATTGCAATAAGGTTAATATAGTTATTGGAAGATATTGAAATACTACTATTACCATTTGCATATGCACCTGTTAACGTATTGGCAACTATATTATTTGCTATTATATTGCCATCTACTGTTAATATATCATTTGCGCTATCAAACGTGAAATTTGCGCTACCACCAAAACCACCGGTGTTATTAAATTGCACATATGAATTCAATCCTCCGGGGCTCCCGTTACCTGTTGCAACAGCAGACCAAAATAAATTTCCACTACCATTAGTTGCTAACACGTAGCCTGCACTACCTCCCGGAATATGTAAATTTGCTACATTACCAACACTAACATTTGAACCTGTAAATGATGCGTTACCTGATACATTTAATCCTGTTAATGTACCTATAGTTGTTATATTAGGTTGGCTATTAGAATTTGCTGTTAATGTTCCATTGAACTTTGATAAATTATTGCCTACATCAGCAAAATAGTTAGATTGAACTACTGCAGGATTAATATCTATGTTTAGTGTTTGAGAACTATTTACAATAGTTGCATTACTCTTTGTGTTATCAGCACCAGTACCCATCACCAATGATGTTGTTGAAACTCTTACACATGCAATGTTAGCACTAACTACAACGTTACCTGTAGGTGAGTTAACAGTTATACCTGCACTTGGGGTATTATTTACTGATAAAACTGCCGATTCAGAATTAGCATTGAATAACTGTGTAAAGTTATTTTGTACTTTTTGAAAAGCGGTTCTTATTGCGTCAGCGGAAGGATCATCAGGAAAGGATCCAAAGTCTATATTTTGTTGGCTCATGTTATGTATACCTAATCATAAAGTATTTATCGTTTTTTTAGAAACATCTATCCAAAAAAATACCCGGTTGCCCGGGTATTTTGAGTGCTGTGTACGATTAGATACCAGCTAGTTTTTTCCAATCAGTAATAGATTCGTTAAGTTGTTTTGACTCCTTAACACCCATACGTGATGTTTGACCAGCAATAACAGGTATTGTTGTTTGACCTGTTGATTTAGGTTTATTCAAGCCACCTGCAATAACCTTAGTCATAAACTCAATGTCTTGTTCAAATGTAGTGTCAGATACTGTTTTACCAGGACCTGCATCGTTTGCCCATTCGTCAAGTTTCTTATCTTTTTTGTCATCATACTCGATATCTTTTTTGACTTTTTTACCAGCTTTTTCAGCTTTGTCATCATCTTTACCTTTGTGACCTTCATCATATTCAATATCTTTTGCAACTTTTTTAGCAGCCTTTTCTGCCTTGTCATCTTTTTCACTAGTTGATTCTTCAGATAACCATGCTAACTTTTTGTAAAGACTTTCAAATGTAAATGATTCTTCTACACTCTCATCACACTCACATGGATTGTGATGACATGTTTGGCACATTTCACCTTCTTCAATTTCATCATCCGCATCAACTGGACCTAATTCTTCTGGTAATTTACAACCAAGAATCTTGCAAACTTCTTCGTAATTGATTTGATTTTCATCACCAATATATTGAATAGCTTCTGCATCTAAATCATGTACGTTGCGTATTCCAGCACTTTTCATATATTCTATAGCAGATTGTTTTACTTCTTTTACTGGATCCCAACCTTCTGAAACTTCACTTTCAGCCATACCATCTTTATCAGCAATTGCTAATGCTGTATTAGCCGCATTGTTACCCTTAGTTGCATTCATTGAGTTTGCTGAACCATTGTCTGGTGGATTATCTTCTGCAACTTTGTACATCATTTGATCTTCTGATTCAACTTCATCGACCATTTCTTTTTCGCAACCGCATGATTCATAAGCCATGCCACATTCGTTACATGCTTCTTCATCAGTACTTTCTTCGTCAGCATAGTCTTCTGAACCAGCATGTGAATGTCCATGATCATCGCCACCTGACATTTTTCTCATTAATGCCATCATACCTTCATGGTCATCAACTACGTCAATCTTTGGCATTGCTGGTTCTAATTCAACAGCGTGTTCACCGGGAACAGTTGCTGGTAAATGTTCGCCATGCTCATCGCCAAACAAACCTAAACCTGCTTGCTTTATGAAAGCAAGTACTTGATCTGCTTCGCTGTCACTTGCATTGATGCTTACTGAATCAGGTGATCCTTGTTGACCTTTACTTACTGAAACTGTTAAGCCTTCGTTAATTGTTTCTGTACTTTCGTTTAATAGGTTGCTTAACTCTTTGTCCCATGATTCAAATGCATATTCGTCAATCTTGCTATCATAGTTTGAGTTATCTGTAAATGTTTTTCCACCTACTGTGAACTTACCACCTTTTGGTGTCTTAGCAAGCGCACCTGTAAATGCATTGCCTTCTTCGACATCGTGGTGCTTTAATTCACGAATAACATTGTTTACCCAAGCACTTACGTCACTGGTACCGATTTCGTCTAAGCCACTTAAGTGACCACAGCAATTTTCAACTGCTGCCATGACTTTTTCTGGGCCATGTTTTGCTAACAAGTTTGGATGTTGTCTAATGATACGATTGATAACTGCACTCTTAGCGGCTTCGCTTGAATCATCATGGTCTTCAGTCATACCACCTGCCATTGCTTGACTTGCCATTCCTGGAGTTGTTGCCGCTGGTTGCATGCCTTCTGTTTCCATCATACCTGCACTACTCATGCCATAACACTCATCTAGACCTTCTTTGTAGCCTTGATGATAAGCCATGCACTCGTCCATGTCTTCATAGTTCTTACCACAATGTGGATGGCCTTTTAATCCATGTGCTTTACCTTCTAGTCTTGCTGCCATGACTTTGTGATTAGCACTTTCTTTAACTGCTTTTTTCTTTTTATCAGCGGCAGCTTTTTTCATTGATTCTTTTTTGTCGCCATCTTTGTCTAAGTCAATGTAATCTGGTTTTGCTTTTTTGCTTTCAAAAGCATTTGGATTACGACCAGCGCCTAAGTTTGCGCCTTCTGTGTCAATACCTTGAGTTGAAGCAATATCTGCTTCATCTACTTTACCCCAACCGCTCTTAGCACGAATAGCAAATGCTAATTCTTTCATCTTAGTAAAAGCAGGTGAACCCTTCTTGTGTGGGCCGCTTGCCTTTAACTTGTTATACTGTGATGTTAATTCTGCTTTGGTTTTACCCTTGAACATACCCTTCTTTGCAGGGTTTAGTTTAACACCGCCTTCGATTTTTTCATCTAAATTATCTTCAGCCATTGCTTGTGTTCCTTGTTGATTTTGATTTGATTGTGCAACGCCAGGAGTTGAACCACCAGTTGTAGCAGGTGAAGTTTGACCTGTTGTAACTACACTAATCTTTTTCTGTTGTGCCAAGTTATCAAGTGTAGGGCCTAATGTGTTTTTTAAGTTAGGATCGTTGATAGTAACAATGCCTGCGCCTGCTGGTTTATTGCTACCTTGTTGCATTACAGGAACTGGAGTTGGTGCTTCGTTAAGAAGATTTTTCTCAACATTTTCAATCCAATCTTTCAATGTATGCTTTTTAGAAACTGTACCTACTTCTTTCTTTGGCTTTTTGCCACCCATTGCTTTACTTAAAGCACTGGTATCAAATTTTGTTTCTTCGCTGTCTTTTGCAGGACGACCACGACCACGCTTTGCGACTGGCTCTTTCTTTTCTTCGCCTTCTTCATCAGTATCATACTCTTTACCATACTTACCAGTGTGCTTAACACCAGTTTTAGTTTTTTCAGTAGCCTCTGATAACTGGCTTATTTTTTCTAACATGTCTTTAAAATTCATAATGTGTCGTCCTTAATTAATTAAACCATTGCACCAGTCTTTGGTTTAGGTGGCATTTTAATTTTAGTCATAGGACTCATGTCACCTAACTTCTTATCATCTAAGTATGGCTTGAATGGATCAAATGCATCTGGAGTTTTCTTTCCATCATATTGATAATCAATTTTTGATCCTTTTGCTTGATCCTTGATACTGTCTAAGTATGAACCAGCATATGCTTTACTTGCTGCCTTAGCACCTGCTTCTGTTTCCTCTTCGTGAGTTAACACAGGGCTGTTTTTCATTTGATTGGCGTATTGTTCTGATTCGCTATTGATGCTGTCATCGTACTTGCTATTTACCATGCGAACCATATTGACATTGTATCCTAGCAATTGTGCAATTTGTTGAATCATTGGTTCTGTTGCAGGATAACGGAATTTTGCTTTAATGATAGTAACAGGTTCATTATGAATATCAGGGAACCCATATGGGTCTTTTTGAATTGGCGTGCTTGTTGGTGCAGAGATTTCAACAGGGTCAAACTTATTCAAGTTATACTTGAACATATCTAACCAGTTCTTATCAATCTCACCGGCAATTTTAATAGTGTAATCATATGTATGTACACTTTCGACAATGTATTGTTTGAGGCTCTTCATAATTTATTTCCCGTATACTATATTTATCATTTAGTCTCAGTTTTTGCGCTGAGAACTCTGAGCAATTCGTTGCGATCTAATGACTTACCCTCACCTAATGGGGTGTTTTCGATCTCTTCTGACTTAGCAGCCTGACGTTGATCCAACGCCGCTTTCTTCAACTGTAAGTCAATCATCTTTAACTTTTTATTTAGTTTAGCAGTTTTTGCTGTAATTGCATGACCTAATAAATTACTAGCAACACCAAAGATTTCACTACTAAATCTACTGTCTACTTGCATTCCCAAATCCATCAAGTCTTTATAACTACTTGTTGCTAGGTTTGCCAACTCATCCATTTCAGTATCAGCGGCTTCTAGTCCTCTGACTTGCGGTAATGCTGTTTCAATCTTTTCTAAATTACTAAGTGCTTCTGTAGTAACTTCCTGTGCAATTTCAGGAATGGGCATAGTGAGTTCATTTTTCTCACTTTCAGTCATGTCAAATAATTCTTCAAGTTTACGTGTCATAGAGTATTTAGTCTATCTTTATTTGTCAAAATGTAATTTACTTTATCCCATGAAATTCTCAATTTTAATGATATCTGTCTTGTACTCATACCAGTATCATGCAGTACAAACACTTTTGGAAATAAGTCTTTGTTCTTTTCTATGTACGTACTAAACATTTTATGCCTTTCCGTTCCTGAACAAATCGTTCTCAGTGATAACTCTAAAAGTAAATCCCTGACTTTGACAATATGCCATTGCGGCTTTCCATTTGGCATGATTGATAGCAACTACCATTCTATCTTTAGCATTTGCTACTTTGCTTTCAATTAAACTTTGTTTTTTTGGTTTTATTTCTACAACTTCTGCTATCTTTTTACCGTATTTGTTTTCATACACTACAAAAAAATCTGGGATATAGTTAGTACGTTTTCCTGTAAAAGGATGAATATAAGGTATTGTCATTGCTTCACTAGCCCAATACAATACGTTCTTGTGTGTGTCGCAAAAGGTCATGAACGTAAGTTCCCAACCTGAACGATATCTAGGCTTATGCTTGCCTATATACTTTTGAGGTTGAGTTGGAGTAAAAGTTCCTTGTGCCCATTTAGCCATATCATAACACTACGTTTCTTTGAACTGCTTGATTGGGTTGAGGAATATTACCAGTACCGTACATGGCTGCTTTGGCTCTGAATGTGTTTAAGTAGTAACACAATAAGTTATTTGCTTGTAATGTATTATTAGTGCCTTGCAATGCTTCAAGCAATTGCTGTACTGGAATTTTAGTTTGTTGTGAAATACTAAAAAGAAGTGCTGTAAAATTTGCCGCAATAGTATTGTTCTGACTAGTACCCTTGAAATAAGAAAATACTAAATCATATTCTGCACCGTTAACATTTAATGTGGTGCTATAGAAGTTATCATAGATTCTTACAGTCTGTGATATACTATCTCTATCGGTTGTTATTGATGAAAAGGCTTGTTGCATAACATTATTTAGTCAAATAATATTATGGTCCTAAGAACTCAGCGTCACTCGTTGGGTCTAAAAAGTCTGCTTGATTTTGACCAACAGAACTAGGTGTTAAATCTGCGCTGTTATTTTGTTGTCCTGCAAGGGGTTCATTAGTGATTGGAGTTGGTGCTGTAGCGCCATTGATAACTGGATAGTTTGCAGTACCTGTACCATAAGTACTACCAGTAGACCCCAATGCCGGAATATTAAATGATACGTTTCTAGTACTAGATGCAGATGTTACACCTGCTGTAGCGGCAACTGCACCTGCATTTAGTGCGGCTGAAGGGTCTGGATTAGGTGGAGAATATAAAGATGCATACGAAACACCTGCAGTTTGTGCGGCTGCTAATGTGCTTCCTGCAGGTTGTTGTGTTAATGCGCCACCTAGTGAAGGTACTAAACCACCTTGTCCAAGTGCATATTTGTTTGCACCTGCTGCCATAATAGGACTTGGAGTTGTATCGTAATTTGCAGTTTGACCAAAACCACCAGGAATAATATTGCTTGGATCTTGACCATCTAAATGACCAAAATCATATGTTACAGTTTCGTAGTCAAAGGTCATTCTATTTTGCATGATACCATTAGTTTCATTATAACTATAATTATCATGTGAAAAATTAGTAATTAATGGGTTAATAAATGTATAGGCAGTAAAATTGTGTTGGTTGAATCCAAATACAGTAATACTATCAAAAAACGGAATCTTTTTTTGTGTGCCATTTGGATAAGTACCATCATAACCCCAACCATTATCTCCACCTATATTATTATCATAAATGTTTCTTTGATTGTAATTAATTGCACCACCGTTACCACCTCTTGCACCATTGAATTGTGCATTCACATTTAAACTGTCTTGATAGTAATATTGATAATATGCTTGCCACATACCATTAATAGTATCACCATTGTCATCATGGAAACTTACTTCAACTGGTTCGTACTTAATTTTTGTTTGTACGATTCTTTTTCTATTGTATTGATTAAGTTGATGTGTAGTAATATTAAAACTTGGTAGTTTAATATCTTTAACTAATAGTCCATAACTACTTGTGGGAAGTACATTTGTACCACTGCGGCCGCCATTAAAAAATTGCATTGCCTCGGTATTAATTTTAAAATATGTGTGAAATAGATACTTGAATTTAGGAGTATTCTGATAAGAATTAGTCCTAAAGATTTTGCTTGCGTGGGTATAATCACGTAGGTATTCACCGAAGTAAGAACCAGTTTGAGTTCTTGGACCAGAGTAGCCTGTACCATTAAGTACAGACCCTCCGACCAAAGATTCAAGTGCGCCTACTGCGGCGTTTACTAAAAGGTTCTGATTAAACCCTGACATTTTTACTCAGTATTACTGACCGATACCAGTTACTGATGAACCTGTCTGATTTTGTAGACCAGGTGTACCAACACCAGAACCAAGCGGTGCTTGAATTGCGTTATCATAACGTAATGTTAATGCGATTGTTACCGCATCACTTGTACCGTAGTTCAATGTTTGATAGTTAACCTGTTGGATATAACATCCATACAATTCCCAAGTTTCTAACACAGCAGGAACAGCAGTGCCGTTACCACCATCAAGAATTTGAATGTTAGTTTGGAATTTGTAGTCTTGACCAGTAGCCGCTGAAGCCTGCTCAACAAAGTCGAATTGCTTCTGAATTTGTGAACCAACTGCAAGTGAAACTGAACCAGATGCATCATCACGAATGTTGATTGCAAGAGTTTGCCATTTTGGTTTACCTGCTAGATACATTGTTGAGTTATATACGTTTAATGTAATATCGTCAAATTGTACTTGCGGTCTTGCGCAATCGATAACTTGTTTAGTCAAACTTAGACCCTGTGTTGCGCTTGCACCAAAATTTAGAAAGTCAACTCTGAATCTAAATTGTAGTTTAGGCATCAACAGACCTTGGTTGCCGCCTGATGTATCTCCTGCGACTGTCATGTTGAACAATGATTGTGAGGCTGTTGCCATTTTTTATCTCCTATATATGTATTTATCACTTAATGATGCCCCTTGCGGGGCATCATTATTATTACTTACTGCCACCTTGGCCACCTAATGTACCTGTTGCCAAGATACGTACTGGGATATAGATGAACTCGACTGCCTTCACAGGTTCGATTGCAACGTCTACCCAAAGTTCGTTAGCATCAATTGTTGCAGGAGTATTGTTACTGTTATCGCAGACTACCAAGTAGTCATAGATACCACGTTTCGCTACTAAGTCAACAAGCAATGTTTGAACAACGCCTGAAATCTGACTTCTTGTCAATGCATCATTAGGTTCAAAGATGAACGGTCTTGCGGCAACTGCCAAGTTGTATCTTAGATAGCAGATAAGTCTTGCAACGTTAATTCTATCTAATGCAGATTGTGATGCATAACTTGAGATGTTACCGAAACTTAACAATCCATTACCAGTAAAGAATACTAGTGGGTTGATGTTGTGTGTATACAATACATCTCTGATACCTTGACTTGTCTTGCTTGTTACAAAGTTACCTGTTACAGCATCAATATAACCAATGTTAGTTGCGTTATCAATGATACCACGGCGTGTACCTGCTGCCGCTAACCAAGGATAAGCAATTTGGTCATTTCTTAAGAATGTTCTCAACATCATGTATGATGGGGGAACTGCTACTAAGTTACCTTGCAAGTCGTCAGTAATACCACTTGGATAGAATAGACCCAAATATGTGTTACGTGTTACGCAACCTTTTACGCTTGTTGATGTAGCACCTGCCGCATTGTTTGCCCATGCCGCAATTGCTGTACCATTAGCAGGTAATGTCATTGGAGTATCACCAACGATGAATGCTGTGTCACCGCGATCATCATTCAATGTTACCATATCTGGTTGCAATTCGCAATAGTTTGGTGCTGCCATTAAGTTGAAGAAGTTATCTTCATCTCTGATCGCTTGGTTAGTTGAAATTGTTGCTCTCATAGCAGTAACAACCATGTTACGTTGTGCGGCTGCACCCATGTAAGGTACGCCTGTTCCTGCATCAGCACCTGATACTGATAACCATGTATCATGATATGTTGGCAAGTCTTGATCAGGGAATCTGTCACTATTGAAATAGTTTGAACGATACTGTTTAACGTTATAACCTGAACGTCTTGTGTTGAACAACAATGTTCCTACTGGATATAAGTTAGCATCTGGAGCATCTAAGTCTAAGTAGTTGCTCATTAACAAACTTGCAATTGTTGGGATCGGATCATCAACTGGACTTGTATCACCGTTAGTTGCCCAACGTGCATCAGCAAACACAATACCGTGTGAATTTACATGGTCTGTATTATCGATTAATACCCATTGATCAACACTGTTGACTGATTGCCAACGACTGATTAATGGATAATTTACTAGGTCTAATGTGTTAACCCAAAGATCACCATAAGCAAGAGCAGTTACGCCATCACTTTGTGTTGTTGGTGGAAGTGCAGAACAGATAGGACCATTTGGATCAGTCATATTTGAACCAGTTGTTGGGAAACCATTCAAGTCATAGTTACTATTACCATAACCCTTCCAACCTGTTGTTGTATTAACCATGATATCAACTTGGTCAACTACTGAGAAGAACCAATTTGTAGCATCTGCTGGAGCCGCTACTGGAGCACCAAAACTTGGTGTCATGCTAAACTCTACCCAGTTTGAAATTTGTAGACTGTAAGTTTGAGCGCCTGTACCAGAAACATATGTTAATCCTGTTACACCGCCACCGCCACTTACTGATACTACTTTAACAACTAAGTCATTTGCTGGGTGATTGCCACCTAATACAGCACCACTGAATGTTACTGTGTCACCTACTGCATAGCCTGAACCTGCTGATGCAAAAGTTGATGGTGAAACATTATAAATTGTGTTGTTGTTAATTACATTGATTTGTAATCCAGTACCAACACCTGAAGTTGATAACTGAGTTGGTGTGAAAGCAATACCTGTATTGTATTGACTCAAGTTAGTTGTTACGAACGGACCTGTCTTAACGAAAGGAGTAGTTCCTGCTACGAAACCTGCTGCCGCTAACACACCACTGCTTACGCCTGTTGACAAGTTAACGTCATTCAATACAATTGCACCACCTTCTGTATGCTCAAGAACGATAGCACCTGAAGTTGCAACGCTTGCACTTGTGAAAGGAATGCCTGCCGCTGACCATGCTGTTACAAATTGAGTTGCAGTACATGTACTTGGAATATTAACAGTATAGTATGAACTCAATGAACTTGTACCAGGGATACTTGCTTGTACATAAAGATGTGTAGTACCACTTGTCCAGTTAAAGTCTGTTACAGTACCTGTTGCAATAGTTGGACCAGTTGCAACACGTTCCCAATAATAGATTGGACCTTGAAGTGCTGGGTATGTGGCTGCTGGTGCAATATTGAAGTTATATTGTGAATAAACAGTGCCTGCTGGAATTAATGAACCACCTGTTGAATCCAATGATGCATTAACAGCCCAGTCACTTGTTGCTAAGTTGGCTGTTTTTGATGTCCAACTTAGTGTTGCTGAACTCCATTCACTAATTGCTGGATTGAAACCACTACCAGCAGAACCTACCTTAATCCATACTGAACCTGATGGAGCAGGGAACTGCTGACTTGCTTGCCATAATGGCTGTTGAGCAGATGTTCCATAAATGAATTGTGGTTGATAGTAATTGCCTGGATCAATACCTAAATCATTTAGGATAGTTCCTGAACCTGAAATTGTCAAGTACTTAGGATTTACGCTAGTGCTTCCACCAATTTGTGATGAATAAATGTTTAATTTACCACCAACAACATTTGCTGTCAAATAACCTAAACCTAATGCATTGATTTGGCTTGCTAATACAGAAACTACGTTATTTGGTGAAGCCTCTACGGTAACCGTTACTGAACCACCACCACTAATATTAAGTGTTAATGTATTACCTGCTGTTAAGGTTGGGCCTGAGTTTGTACCTTGAATTGTTGGCCATGCGTTCAACCATGCTTGTGATCCTACTGCTACCCAAGTATTATTTGGTGCTTTATAGAAATATGTTTGTGCGCTTGATTGATTAGGATCTTCGTAATTTGGAATTGAGTTAACAGCATATTGACCAATTGAACCAATGCTGTTTAACGGAACACCACCTGATAGTTGTGAAGCATTATCAATAACGATAGGACTAATTGCTTCAAAAGAACCTGTTGCCGCATTGAATGCATTAATACCCCAAGTTGTTGTAGTTGTATTTAACCAATATGCTCCATCAACAGGGTTACCAGTTGGGCGACCTGTTTGACCTACTAAACTTGCTAAGTCAATGTCTGCTCTTAATACATAGCAACTGTTTGTTACACCAAGTGCTGAATATGCAGTCAATAGACCATATTCGTTTAATTCATATCCTTGGATAGGAACACCATTTGATGTTGTATAGAAGAATGGAGTACCGTATGTTTGAACAAGATCACGTTGACTTGTAATCAAGTAAAGTTGTCCAGCATTAGCGGCTGTAGTACCTGGTGCGACACCAGTACCAGTTGGATCTGCTTTATTCGCCGCTGTAGCGATAAGCACGAAAGGGGTTGAGTTTGTTGCGCCTGGTAGATATTGACTTTGATCAATGATATCTACTTCTACGCCTGGGGATACTAGTGCCATAATAAAATTTCCTTTTGTAAAATTATGAGGTTTACCACCTGAGTTGTATTATTATTTAGTATAAATTCAAAAAAACCGTCTGTTAGCGAACCTTCGAAGGTTATAAATACAATATGATCAATAGACCTATATGTAAAACTTGCAATAAGAACTATTGCGCTGTCAATTATAAACGTGACGGTGTTACTCACTATAGGAGTATATGTGACCCATGCGGTCAATCAAAAGGAAAAAATAAAAAGAAATCCAGAATCAGCAATTGGGAAAAATCTGGATACAAAAAGAAAACCACATGTGACTTATGTGGTTTCAAAGCGTTATACCCCACTCAAATTACCGTGTTTCATATTGACGGTGATTTGAACAATGTTAACTTTACGAACTTACGTAGTGTTTGTCTTAACTGTATTGAAGTAGTTAAAAAGAAAGAAGTTAATTGGAAGCGTGGGGACTTACAAGTTGATTATAGATTCTAACTGTTTATGCAATTCATCGATTGTGCCATTGTTATCAACATAATAGTCGTAGTTTAATCCAACACTACTATACTCACTGGCATGTACATTGTGTACTTCAAGTTTATGTTTACTCAATGCCCAAGACATGTTGCCCTTCTCACCCTGATTATATGATACTGCGGCATCATACCATACAGGTCGTTCACCTCGTTCTACTCGCATAGTGATACCACCTGCATTTTTAATAGCAAGCACCTCATTGACAAAACGACAATCAGTAATAACAATATCTTCCTTGCTGTTTCTAAGTTTGTTCTCTACGCTAGATACCCAAATATCATTATGAAACCCATTGCGACAAACTTCTGTGCCCCAGTACTGTAGAATCCATCTTGGGGTAAGATGTGGCATACCAAGACGTTCTGCCCACCATGTATCTACTTGTTCTCGCCATTCACGACTTGCTTTAGTTGATCCTTCAAGCAATTCACGCTCCCAACCAAATACTGCTGATACTGCATCTTTAAGCGCACCTGCATAACTTAATTTTTTGAAACCATGAAAACGAATTAGGTAGTCTGCGGCTGTATCCTTGCCACTACCAATAAAACCTGTAATACCAATGATCATATAGAAAAACTCCCGTAGTACTTATTATATTACATGAGTTTGACAAAATAAAGCGTTTAGGTTCAATACTCATCGTCCGGTGATTCATGTTCACCATAACTACTAGACTTAATTGACCCTATATAAGCAGGGATGGTATCGTATCCCAATTTAGCATATGCATTCGCACGATGAGTTCCGTCGATGATAGAATTAGTAAATGGGTCAATTACTACTGGTGGCATAGTATGCTGAGATTTCATAATCTTAGCAATATTATCTGCTACTAAATCTTCATCAACATCCCATTCATTGAGATTCAACTTAGATAAAGGGAAGTTCACAAGTTTATATTGATCAAACCAATAGATACGATCTGTAATATCGCCCTCATCAAAGTCATTAAAGTTGCGATGGATCTTTTTGACAATCGAATAGATATGACTAGCATCAACAATTTGTTGATTTTCTCTAATCAATTCTTTGATCTTCATTTTAACCTTGAATCCATGTCAATGGTTGACTGTAATCAACATAACGCTTGAGTTCGTCAATTAAAACTTCTTGGGCTTTGGCACCTTCGGCTTTCATAGCAGTACCGTTCAATGTTGTACCACCACCTGGGCCTGCAATAGTACCAAACTTTTCACGTGCTTCGCCAATGATAACTTTACATTGTGCTAAGATAAAGTCACCAATCCAAACACCTGCACCCGGATCTTGTAGGATAACTGCTTCAGGACGTTGAACGTCTGCCCAAATAAGAATGCGTTCGCCACTGCCCTTAAAGTCACGTGTGATTCTAAGAACTTTAGTAACAGGATCAAATGTATACGTCAAGAAACCACCGAACATACGTGCTGCCAATTCAACATAACCTGCATAAAAGTCGTATGTTGCCATACCACCTGTATAGTTATAGTTTAGCAAGTATGTGTTAAGAATAGCACTTGAGAACGGGTCAAAACTGCTTGAACTTGGACCAGTTTCAAGGCCCACTGTACGTCTAAACAAACTTCTAACATTAATGAATTCTTGTGGCAATGTGTAAGTGTCCACATTTTCAATAACTGTCATTAATGTGTAGGATTCTTGGGTAGCATTTTGCGCACGTTGGCGATACACTTTGATTGCATAGTTGTATGCAGCCTCATAGTGTTCAGGATCTAATTCTAGATCGATGATTCCGCCACCCAAACGATATGTAATATTTTGAAATAGTGCTTGTTTTAATTCTTCTAAGTTATAGTTAGATGGTGTACTTAAAAAACTGGCTGTGCTTTCTGGCATAATAATTCCCCGTTGTTATTATTTATCAGGGAAGTATAAATACTAAATCATGTTAATAAAAGACATAGAAGAAGAACTAACCAGAAAAGATATATCCAAGTATATGAAAGATTTGGGTTGGACTAAACTTGGTTCTGGAAATTATGGGGTAGTTTACGGCAAAAAAGATCATAACATGGTGGTTAAAATATTAGTATCAAAATACAATAACGATTCTATTCAATCGTCAGCAGAAAGTTTACAAGACAAATTTTTGAAATTTATAATTAAAAATCCTAATATTCATTATCCAAAATTC